CCTCAAAGGCCAAGGCGTTTCCACCGGACGCCCAGAACTCCGGGCACGGGTGCGGATCTCCTGGAGCGCAACACGTCGAACCGCTGCCGTCTGTGACGGTGTGTGCCATCGGAGCAGTCCGGCTGCTGGCGTACGTCACCAACATTTCCGAACTGCTACTCACCATGTCCCGCCATGACTCGGGACAGGCGTATAACGCGTCGTTGACGATGGGTTGGAACCGATATTCGGAATCACCCCGCGACACGCCTAGCGTCCATTCTGTGCGGGCGCCCGGGCAGTACGGGATGACGATGCGGGCGTCCTGCGTGGCAGAGGCATCGGAGGAGTCAACCCAAGCGCCGGTTGTGGTGATCGTTGCGCCCGTCGGGACAATGTCGATGAACCCGTGAGACGGTCCGGTCAACGAACACGGCACGTCGGCGCCAGTGATGTCCTTTGCCGTCGCCAGCGTTTGCGATTCAGGCCCGGTCAGTGACCGCGTTTGAAACGACATCGGCAACATGACCCGGACGCGGGTCAATAGATTGATGGCATTCGCGAACTGGTTGTACGTCTCAACGGAGGCCGCAAGGTTGGCAATCGGTCCGTAACCTTCCGGGGCGTCCGGCCGGATGTCCGAAGGCGGCAGGAAAGACGATTCCCGAGACGGCGCCGTCAACGCGGACGTTCTCCCGTGCGCGTCGAACATGAGGTTGCCGAACGTGTAGTCATACGCCGACGTAACACCCAGCGTGCAGGAATAGGCCGCCGACGTGGTGCCATCCACGAACCCTTCACACATCGCCCGAAGGTAGGTCCAAGCCTGTCGCCAGTGGTCCGCGGAGAACGGAGTGTCCTGCCTTTGTTGGTCGTCGTTGTCGTCAGCGTAGGGCGACGGTATCAGCTTGCAGAACACGAAATGCGGGAACACGGAGCCCCAAGGATGATCGGCGTCCGCGTCAATCGTACTATACCATGAATGATCCCCCACCTTGACGGACGGTGCCACGCCGGCGTTTTGCCAAAGCAACCATTCCATGACCGCGTTTTCCAAGGTCCGATAACGCTGCGTCGTGTAGAGGTTCGTGCGGTCCCAGGTCGCGGGGTCATACGCCACGGAACCGGGCGCGTCATTCGCCGTTGGCAGCCTCGCCGTCAACGTCAGCTTCACGATGGACGCACCGCCAATCGTGACGATCTCCGCGTTGTCGATTTCCACCGGCGGTTCGTAGACCTGGCAGGACTTGTAGAAATCCAGCCGCGACGCTTCACAACCCGGGTCCCCGAGGCAGTCTATGTCGTTGACCGTTTCGGCGTAGCGCCAACCGGGCGGTCCTTCCGGTGAATAGGCGCCCGACACCCCGTAGCTGTAATGGTTCAGCATGTCCGCCGGCAGGCCCGAACCGCGGGAGTCTTTGTAAGCGAAGATGCATCTATCGGAAAACGCGATGTAACGACCGTACGCATCGAGCTTGTAGTTGCTGGAGTCCGACCAAAAGAAGCCCTTGTTCTGTGTGGTCAGGACCCACTCGTTAGAGAGCCCGCGCGGCGGTGCGGCATGGTGAATCCCGTCCGTGTCCGTCAAGGTTCCGGTGCCGGTGAATTCCGTCACGCCGGAGATTCCGGTCAGCGTTGAACCCGACGCGTAATGCTTGCCAGCGTATTTGACCGACCCGCCGGACACTGTGTATTCCCGCGCGCTTTCGACGTCACCAGAGGCCACTGCCGCTCCCGTAGGCGCTATGCCAGACATCATGTCGAAATCAAACCCGGTGGCAGCCTCGGCGCCATACCGTTTGAAATACAGCACGCTCTTGCCGTCCGCGTTTACTTCATACCCGACCAAGTTATCACCGCTGAGAATCTTGATGCATTTCGACAACCGACGCGCCGCCTCAAAGGTCGTGCTGTCGTTCATGTATTCCGGGATGCCAAGGTCAAACGTTGACGCGTTGTAAATCACGCCCTGCGTGAAGTATTGATCCGAAATTGTGTTCGCGTTCTGTTCAAGCGGGCCTTCGCCAGTGGGCGCAGTAATCAAGCGCAGGATGGCCGCAGCGTCGTGGATGTCGGGTTGATACGGAAACAGTTCATCCACTTCAACCGTCACGTCCCCGCTCGCGTTCGTGAACTGAATGAAGCCGTCAATGCGGAAGGCCAACGACTCCGGCGACAACGGATCTTTGAGAACCCACAGCTCGTCAATGTTCCCGTCGGCATCCGCCGTGAACGTCAGCGATTCAATCTCAACGTCGTTCCCGTCGTCGTCAACGGTCACCATGGAAAGCGTCACATCCCCGTCAACCTTGGACGCCGTCACATGAGCCGAAGTCAGCATGTACCCCGGACGGTAATCGTGAAAGAAGTCCGCCGTTCCCATGCATCCCAACGAATCCGAGGAACGCAGGTTGCTACCGGGCACCGTGCGGAATCGCGTGAACCGTTGGGCCACCGTCGCGGAATCAATTTGCACCCCGATTTGCGGTGCCAGCCGATATTGTTTCGCAAGGAATTCCCGCGACTTGAAGGCCGCATGATTCCACGGTTTCGTGCGGTCATACTCCTCCTGTTTCTGCGTATCAGTCCCGCGGAACTCGGCAGCGTATTGGCCCAGCACAACCCCGAGTTGACCGCCGGACGCATGACGCAAAAGACCGCCGCCGGTATAGGGACCTTCCGCCCAGTCTCTCCGTGGCAAGATGTCCACAGTCAACCCGTCGTTGAAGTAGATCACGAAGTAATCCGCGAGCCGCAGGATGTAGCCCACATGCGTCGGCTCCTCGGGACATGACCCGTTGTAGGTCACTTGTAACACGCCGTCGCCAGTGGTCACCGTGGTGGCGTTGTGCGCGCTTGGGTCGCCTACCGACGTGCCCGTGGCCGTGAATCGGTATTGATAGTCCGGTGGCGCCAGAATGCCAGGTCCCGGCGAAGCGCAGGCAGACCCCAGTTCCGGCGTCGGAAGCCAGCCTCCGTAGCTGTTCCCGTAGGGCGAATAAGCCGAGTACACCAACCGCAGGAAGTTGCGCGCACCGTCCAACATCGGCGCAGCCTGCGCCCCGGTGTCAGGGTCCCGCGCACCAAGCTGTTGCTTCCGTAGGTCCCACATTTCCGACGCCGTTTCCGGTGGCTTCGTGCCGCCCACGCCATCAGGAACCTGCATCGGAATCCCCAGCGCAGAGTTTTCCGAAACGAAGCCGGCAGCCTCATTCCCGAAGACATAGGCGCCCATCGGGTTTTCCGTGTTCACCCCTTCCGGTTCACCGGCTCCCGCCACCGGCCAGTTGGCATCGGTCCTGGCAAGGTGCTGATAAATCTCAAAGAATTCGGCCTGCGGCGGGAACAGCGTGCCGCCTTCGTCCGGGTTGCGGATTTGTCGGAACAAGCTGAACAAATACCACGCGATGCGGTACACCCCGTCGCCAAGACCGGAACGCAGGCGGTCGTTGAATGCAGCGGCAAGACTGCCCAACTGCTTGGAGGAAATCGGCTGCCCAGCCGATACTGTTTCCGCACGCGTGAAGGTAACAGACATGCGGTAAACTCCCGCAGGCTGAATCAGGCAATCTCAACGGCGCCGAGGAAGGCTTTGATGTTCGACGCGCCCGACGACTTCCATTTAAAGTTGGTCTTAGACGACATGTAAATCAACATCTTGTAGTTCGGGAGAACCGCAATCTTGCTGTCGGTCGTGCCATCCGTCGAAAGGATGATATTGTCCGTGCTGGCCGTGGTGCCGTCCGTGGTCGCCGTGTGCTGAATGAAGATCAGCGCCGGGAAAGTGATCGCTCCGAAGTCGGGCGCAGCGTATGAAGTCGTCACGTCCTGCGTGGATTGAATCACGTCGGTTCCCGCAGTCGTGATGCTCAGCGTCGCACCGCTGCCCGTGGTGTTCAACGGCGAGCCGGTGATCGTGGAAACCAGTGAGACGGTAGCAGTAACGTTCGCCATACTTCTTTCCGGTTCACGTACAGAGTTACTTCCGGTTTGCCCACTTCGCCACCCGCTCAATCGTGCGCTTCAAATCGGCTTCCAACTTGGTCGCCCGTATCTTCAAAGCCACCGCCATAATGTTCTCGTCCCGCCCAGCCCGTTGCACATGCGGAACCTTGTTTCCAACCGTGATGACCAGCTTGTCTTTGCTGCTTTCCTCGGCGAACAAACCCGGCATTCCAGAGTGATTCGTGATCCACTTTGCGCCCACTTTCAGGCCCAGCTTCCCGGCCGCCAATAGCCAGCCAGCCTTGCCTTTTCCAACGGATCGGCTGGCCTTTTTGGCGTAGGCGTCAACGTCACGCTGCGTTTTGTCCAGGCAGATGACCCGGGCATTCTTTGCCACCCGGCCGGTGTTCTTGTTCCGGTACTTTCGGTGCAACGCCTCAAAGTCTGTAGCCGTCGAAATCTCGCCCCGGATCTTGAATCGGTCCAATAGCTTCCGCGCTTCCGCTATGTTTCCGCTCCGTATCTGCTTTCTGATCGACTCACCAAACACGCCGAGCTTCGATTCGTCCAACACCGTGAACAACCGCTTGACCGCCAGGGTCACCGCATTGACTCCAGCCTGCTTTTGCACCGCCCAGCTTTGCTTGGTGACACCTTCCATTTCCTTACCATTAAAAGGCGGCGTCATCTTCATCGCGTCTTGAACCAGCAGCTTGGCCTGCTGCCGGAGCGCGCCGTTGAACTCGCGCTTGTTCACGATGGCGAGTTGCCGCAAATCAGACTCAAATTTCTTTGTGTCGAATTGGAAGGTCGGCGTCATTGGCTCAGGCCGTTTAGATACAATGTAGCGCACGATTGGTCGTGCTGAACCTCTACGATGACGTATCGGTGCCCAGCGCACGACAGATGCTTGCCAGACTTCGGCAGTCCGATGTCCGTGAATTGGTCCAAGGGCGCCACCAGGATCGCATCCGCCTCAATCCCAATGCCGCCGTCGTCAGACTTGGAACGCGCCTTGTGCCGGTCTATCACGCCACGCCGGACAATCGTAGAGGCGTCGCCTGATACTTGAAACGTCGCCCCACACAAGGCCGCCATGTGCGTGACTGACGCCGCTGCCAGCCTATCGAAAAGGTCAGATGCCATAATGAAAAAAGCGGGTCCCGGTGAGTGAAGCCGGAACCCGCCGTTGAGCCGGCGAACTAACGCCGCATGGAATGTCAGGAACCGAACAGAACCTTGAGCGTCGCGCTCACCGCGGAACTGTCAGTGGTGCTGGCGCCGTGCGTGATCTTCGCCCGGATGTAGCGGGCGCAGTCCGACGGAAGGCGAACGCGCTTCACCTTGGCCGCGACACCGGAACCGGCACCCGTAAACACTTCGCTGTAAAGCGTCTTGTCAATGGTGCTGAAGTTGGTCGCGGTGCAGGTCTCGATGATATACGTCGAGGTGCGCGTGTTCGGAACCATGGTGTCGGTCAATGCCGGCACGTTGAGTTCCAGCTCGATGTTGCCGGGCTGATACGGCGCAGCGGAGCCGAGGTCAACCGTTGAAGACGTGACAGAAGTCGAGGCCGCAGCGGGCAGCGTGAACGCGGCCGGCGACAACAGCGAGTCCTGAACCTGCGCACCGAAGGGATGCACAGTCGTTTGATTTGCGGGGTATGCCATAGGTCAGAGGTCCTTTCAGTTCAGGCAATGGATTCAGTGGACGTGATCGAATCGGTCACGACAATGGGCACTCCCTCGTACTCAGTCGGGAGCGGCGCGATGTTGGCCAGACCGCCAGACGGCTTGGTTGAACCGTTGCCAAACAGCGTCACGGTGCGCGACACCTGCAACTGCCGGCGGCTCCGGCGGTTCATGAAGAAGTGCGTCGGAATGGTTCCAACCGGGAACTTTTCCATCGCCTTCGCAAGCAGGGTATCAGTCAGACCCTTGCCGGAATCTTCCGTCAGGTTCTTGATGCGGACCAAGGCGTACTTGTTGTAGAACGCCACGCCGAGCCAAGCCTCCAACGAGTTGACCCAAGCGGTCGCCACCGCAGAGCTCGAACCAAGTTGAACCTGCTGCTTGCGCCATTGGCCCAGCGCAAATGGGGTGTTCTGGCCGGCGATGGCTTCCATGTAGGAAGGCAGCGCAACGACCGCCCACACGGAGCTTCCGGTGCTTGCCGTGGTTCCGGCGGCGTCAATGACGTTGTTCGTGCTGTCGTACACGTCCAAGGCTCCCGGGAAACCATTGGTGTCGCCGTTCGTGGAATCGGTTCCATACCATACCACCGAACCGAACTTGATCATGGCACCACGCACGGCTCCCACTTCCTCGCGGGAAAGCAGAACCTCAGGCGGAACGTCCGAAGACATCGCCACGGCGTTGTCGATCTGCAATTGCGCGTCCAGGTACGCCAGCGAAATAAGACGCTGTTCATACGTGGACTTCACCGGCGCACTCGAACCGTTCGGCGAACGGAAAGAGACGGTCGGCCACGCGGTGCGGACGGGAACCTTGAAGGAGGTTCCAGCAACAGCGCGGGCGGGCAGCAACGAAAATTCGGGCGCCCAAGTCAGGTTTTCCTCGATGAGCCCGACCGCCGGGTCAGTGCCTTTCATCTTGGCAAGGTCCAACATCGTGATGACGTTGGAGGAAGTGATGGCCATGTTGTTCCTTTGTTTTGGTTACGGAAAGTGGTCAGTTGGCTTGCGACTCAAGCCCCAGTTGTGCTTTGAGACGGTTCGCGTTCTGCTGAATGAAATCAGGGGTTCCGCCTTTGATGCGGTCGTCCTTCACGCCGGTTTCATTCGCACCGGCCTGCGGTTTGAAACCGCGGCTGGCGATGTTCTCCGCGGCGAGCTTGGAAGCGCGGTCTTTGACCAACACTTCCACAGACGCGGCGATGACATTCTCGTCCAAGGGCCCGCCCGACGTGATATTGAGCGAACTGCGGACGGCCGCTTCAATACCGGCCATCGCGGTTGCGTGCGTGTCGCGCTCTGCAACAGCAGCCTTGTGATCGGCCGACAGCTTGGAGACGGCGTCCGCATCGGTCACACGGGCTGCGATGAAATCGTGAAGCTCGCCGGCGGCGGCTTGTTCAACGTGTTCCTCGGTGATGCCAACCTTGGCCAAGGCGCCCATCACAAAGCCGAGTCGCTTTGAGGCCGCCAGAATGTTAGTGATACCCATTTGATGTAGTTCTGCGACCGTACAGAGTTGAGGTTTTCAGACTTGCTGCGGCGAAATCAGACCGATGAACTCATTCAAATCGGTCGCCACGCCGTCTGTGAGATTGAGCCCGGGACCGTCCATGCCCATGAAGGTTTGGCCCTGCATGGTATCAGCCGACACCTTGCCGCGGCCTTGGATCACCGATGACGTGAACAGCCCGTAAATGCGTTCAACCTCGGCCTGCAAACGATTCCGGTCGGTCTCAGAGAACGGGATGCCGGGCATGCCGGTGGCCTTGAATTCTCCAGCCTTCATGAGGTTCTGCTTCAATCCCTCATTGGCCCACGCTTCGGAATCGTCCATGACCGCCATGTAAACGCCGATTGATCCGATGATGGCGGTCTCGGTTGTCGCGAAGGATCGGCATTGGCTGGCGAGCCAATACCCAGCCGAGCAGCATTGGGTTTCAGACCACCCGTAGACCGGCTTGGATTCGTCAGCCTTGGCGATGGCATTCGCCGCTTCCAATACGCCAGTGACGGTGCCTCCGGGCGTGTCGAAATCCAACACGATGGCGGACACGGATGCGTTTCCAACGGCGTGAGTCAGCGCCGAGGTCACCGAATCCAAGTCGCATCCTCCGCACGCAGATTCAAAGAATCCCAGCCGTTTACCGATGATGCCGGACACCGGAATGACCGCCGTCGAACCATTCAACGCGTACGGAAGGCCGGTCGTTTGTGCCGTGGCTTCCTCTTCCTCTTCGTCGTCATCGAAGCCGCCGAAGGACCTGGGGACGCCGGTCAAACGGCCGTTGAGCCATGCGGTAAACTGCGCTGAAATGGAACGTCCGGCTTCCGGTGTGATGCACCACGGGCGACCGTAAACAGAAGATATCAAATGCGCGTATTTCATTCGGTTGGCGTGTTGGTTGTGTCGTCCGCGTCAGGCTCATGTTGCAGCGACATCAAAGCCGGTTGCGACGCTGCGGCCGGGTTGAAGATCCGTTCCGGCGGGATACCGAATTCCGCCGCCACGGCTTGCAGGTCTTTCTCAATCTGCGCCCGCTTGCGGAATACGGTCACATGATCGCCTTCGCCTTCCTCAGCGAACACGTCGTCAATACCACGGATGCCCATGGCCACGTCCTGCCGGCGGTTGTCAGAGTCACGGCCGACATCGACGGAGAACTGCGCGGGCAAGCTAAACTCGACGTTGTCCCAATCGGTCGCAAACGGCAGGTCACCGCGTTTCATGAACGCCGCCACGGCGTATAGCACGGCCGCGTGAAAAGGCTGCCACAAGGCTTCCTGACGCCGAGCAATGGACCGTTGCACTTGCGACACCACCGCACGCACGGCCGCCCCGCCGATCTTGGACATGTCGTGCATCTCAATCGGCCAATCCATGCCCATGTGCGCGGACCGGGCGATATGATCCAGAAACGGGATGAACGTGTCCGACGGCCGGTTGCTGGAATGCGATTCGATCTTGTGCCCGGAGTTAGCGCGGAGATAGCGGATTTCCCCGTTGGCAATGATCTTCGTCGTCGCGTCAACGGCTGACACATCTCCACCGGCCCTCGCTTGAGCCAAGGCGGAGGCGAGGTCAGCCCGTCCGGTGTCGTTGGTCTCAACCAGCGTCAGCCGGCTATTGACCTTCGTTGCGGTCTTCTCCGCGTCCCGGATCTCCTCCAGGTCGTACCAGTCCAATATGCCGTGCGTGATGCATGGAACGCCGCGGGCCTGAGTGAACCAACACGGGTCGCAGACGTGAATGACCGAGGACGCCGGCAGGAAGTTATACTCCGCGGACACCGGTTGGTAACCGTATGGGGTTTCCGGCGGCAACAAGTTATAGGCCAACGGCCGGTTTAACTCGTCGTAGACAACGCCGTTGAGGAACAGCTTCCCTTGATATTGGCCGGTAGCAACCGTGCGTTCCGACAACGGGGAATTGATCCGGTGTGCCTCAATGAATTGCAGCCTCGGCGCCTTCGTTTCCGGGTCCTCGGTCAGCAGGATGAAAAAGTCCCCGTCAACGTCGAGTTTGACGGAGCCGGTCCAAACGGACTTCTGGAAATTGAACGGCGCGCCGCGGACATCGCAGCTCGGCATCCATCGCTTCATCACTTCCGTGAACGCCCGCTTGAAGCGTGAATTCGTGCCCTTGTATTGGGGAATCCAGGACTGCCCGACAGCGTAGTTGGCCTTGCTGTGAACGCTGCCGTTGACCTGACCAACCCGGCTGTAGATGTACCGGGAGTCAGACAGCATGGCGCGGAAACGCCAACTGGTCGTCATCTTCCCGGAGTCGCGGTCCAGACGGGGACGGAAGCCGCGTTGCGCGTTGTCTTCCGATACCGGGAACAAGCCAACCCCGGAGCCCCAATTGCCGGGCACCCAGCCGGCCGATGAATCAGCCCGGACACCGCCGGCAGGAACGGCCCGGCGTGCTTCAACCCGCTTCAATGCTCGGCGAACGCTGCGTGACATCAACCATGTCCTGCCAGCGTACAGAGTCTTAAGCTACGGTCGGGTATGGGTACACCGTCTTGCCGGTCCGCATGGTAGCGGTCTGCGTGTTGGTCACGACAAGGGCGTCATCGTCAACCATGCACAAAGCCTCGAACAGTTCGCCGAGGCGGGCGGCGGCGGTCACCGGACCGAAGCGCGGGTCGTACTTGACCGACCGACCGTTGACCGACAGTTCGACAATGGCACCCATGGCGCCCGGTGCCGCGGCATCCTCCGCTTGCACCGCGGCAATGAGCGCGACGATTTCTTCCTTCGTCTTGCCGTAATAGCGACCGTGCGGGACCGTGTCGTATGCCACACCTATTCGGTCGCACGTACAGAGTCTTTACTCGGCTCCTTCTCCAATGATTCGTAGGAAAGAATCCCGTACATGCTCGCCAAAACAACCTGCATCACTTCGCAATCAAAGGCATGATTGTCGCCCAGCTTCCGCCAGGAGTAATCGTAACCGCCATGGGCGTTGCGCTTGCGTTGAAGCGTCTCATTCCAAGCCTGCCGCAGGTATTCATCAGGTGTGTCCCTCGGCACCGTGTGATAGTGCTTCCCCGTGATGTCTTTGGAATCTCGCAGGGTCGTGAACCGATGCTTGCCGCCATTGGACGAGTGCAGGAACTCCAGCGCCGAGGAACCGCGGCCTTGAAGCTCCGTCCCTAGCATCGGGTCAATCCGCCGCAATGGCGAGTACACCCGGCGCGTGTTGTCCTCATGCAGGAAGTCTCGGTTCTTGACGCCGTTCGTGCACAGGTAGCCACGCGTCGCTGACAGGTGAAACACGGCTTGCGGCGTGTACGCTGAATCCAAGCAGACGCCCAGCGGGTGAATGTTGTACTTGACCCGGAGGTCCTCAATCTCGCCATCGACAACCAAGCGCCCGAAGTAGAGGAGTCGCGATTCCCCGCGGTGCCCATCTTTGTCAGACCACGACCGGATGACCGCCCAATAGTGTCCCGATTGCACGTCGACGGTGAGGAACCGCAACGGCTGGCCCTTCGGATCT